TAATCCAAATGTAACAGTTCATAAAGCAGATCCAAAAAATCCAAACACTATAAAGAACAATCAAGCAAGTGCTAACCAGAACATGGGAACACACACGCCTGCTAGCCAAACTGTTAATGATTTAACAGCCGCACAAAATACAATGATTAAGGCAAGCAAAGAAGAACTTGCCGCCGCAGAAACTAAAGCTATGTCTAGTACTGCGTTAACTGATATAGAAAAACAAGAAATTAAATCAGGAGGCATTGCTAACTGGATTAAAGCTAATCCTAAAAAAGCCATTGCACTTGGTTTAATTACTGCTGGAGCAGTTGGTGCCGGATTATATGCCGCGAGCGATGCTGGTGGTGCAGGTGGCGGTGGTGGTGGTGCAGGTGGCGGTGGCGGTGTACAAAATGCCGATCCAAGTAAACAAGATGCAAATAAACAAGATGCAAATGCTAAAGTAGTATGTAGCGCAGAACAAATGCAATTGATTCAAACTATCAAAGGCGAAATGCAACAACTACAACAAGCTGATCAAAATGATGTTGCTGTTAAACAAGGTTTAGCTCACGGTCAAGCGGCTATTGATTCCGTTAAATGTGAACCTCCACAGTCTGGACAAAATGCAGATCCAAAAGGATTAACTGTACCAATGGTACCAGCTGGTACTACTATTGGCGGAAATGGTGTTAACACTCCAACTGCACCAGTAAGTACAACTCAAACAGTTACAAATAACGGACAAGTACAAAAAGAATCAGTAGACGCAGAACTAGCTCGTTGGTTGCAAATAGCTCGACGTTAATTAAAAATGGCAGATTTATTTCTGCCATTTCCACCTCTAAAATTTGACACTTAAACATAAATTATTATATAATAGGCTATAAAGGAGACTTACATGTCAGGAAGAAATTACGGCGCAGAAGAAAAGGCAAAACTAGAACGACTAATTAATGAAGGTTCTACAGTACTACGTGAAGTTGAAGACTTAACAGAAGGTTTAAAAGAAACTGTTAAGGCAGTTGCAGAAGAACTTCAAATCAAACCATCAGTTATTAATAAAGCTATTAAGATTGCACACAAAGGCGATTGGGCGGCACATAACGAAGATTGGGCTGAGATTGAAGCAATTTTAGATATTACTAAAAAAATCTAAATAAGTATATAACGAAAGGTTCGCGAGCCATAAGTCGCAGAAAGGTATTTGCAAGCCCTAAATTGCATGGAGAAGAAAATTTATGTCTTACGTTGACGCATGGTTTGACCGTGACAACGATATCATCAAGATCGTTGAACGCAACCAAAAAGGCGAAAGGGAATTTAGAGATATTCCTGTACGCCACACATTTTATGTAAAAGACCCGAGAGGGAAACATCAATCAATTTATGGAGATCCTGTACAAAGGATTGTCTGTAAAAACACAAAAGAACTTCGTAAAGAACAAGCTATCAACAGTGGCAAGACAATGTACGAAGCAGACATTAATCCTATCTTTGTAACACTAAGTGAAAACTATCTTAATCAAGATGCTCCTAAGTTAAATGTAGCATTTTTCGATATTGAGGTAGACTTCGATCCAGAGCGTGGCTATGCTAGTCCAGACGATGCATTTATGCCAATTACTGCGATTGCTGTCTACCTACAATGGTTACAAACAATGGTATGCCTAGCTATTCCTCCTAAGGGCCTTGGTATGGAAGATGCTAAGGAAATGGTTAAAGAATTTCCTAACACTTATTTGTTTGATAATGAAGCAGACTTATTAGACATGTTCTTAGATCTAATTAAAGATGCAGATATTGTAAGTGGTTGGAACTCAGAAGGCTTTGATATTCCCTATACTACTAACCGTGTTATTAAAACATTAGGCAAAGAAGACACTAGACGTTTTTGTTTGTTTGATCAGTTACCTAAGCGCCGTGAATATGAAAAATATGGTCGTAATGCTGTTACATATGACTACATTGGTCGTGTACATTTAGACTATTTAGAGTTGTATCGCAAATATACATATGAAGAACGACATAGTTATCGACTAGATGCTATTGCAGAATATGAATTAGGTGAACGTAAAACACAATACGAAGGTACATTGGATCAGTTATACAACAATGACTTTAAAACATTTGTTGAATACAACATCAATGACTGTATGCTACTTGAAAAACTAGATAGAAAACTAAAGTTTATCGATTTAGCAAATACACTAGCACATGAAAATACTGTATTGCTACAAACTACAATGGGTGCTGTAGCCGTTACTGAACAAGCTATTATTAATGAAGCACATCGCAGAGGATTCGTTGTTCCTAATCGTATTAAAATGAGTGATCGTGAAGATACTGCGGCGGCAGGTGCGTATGTTGCATATCCTAAAGAAGGATTACAAGATTGGGTTGGATCTTTAGATATTAACTCACTGTATCCTAGTGCAATTAGAGCACTTAATATGGGTCCAGAAACTATTATTGGACAGTTACGTCCAACTAAGACTGATGAGTATATTGAAAACTTAATGGCGAAAGGAAAGTCGTTTGCCGCGGCGTGGGAAGGTATGTTTGGTACTATTGAATATACTGCTGTAATGAATCAAGAAATTGGTACAGACATTACCATTGACTGGGAAAATGGAGATACTGATGTACTTAGTGCCGCAGAAGTCTACAGACTTATATTTGAAAGCAATCAACCTTGGATGATGAGTGCCAATGGTACTATCTTTACGCACGAAACAGAAGGTATTATTCCTGGATTACTCAAACGTTGGTATGCCGAACGTAAAGAAATGCAGGCTAAACTAAAGGATGCCATTAAGGCGGGGAATAAAGTTGAAGAAGAATATTGGGACAAAAGACAGTTGGTTAAGAAAATTAACCTCAATAGTTTGTATGGTGCTATTCTTAATAGCGGTTGTAGGTTCTTTGATAAGCGTATTGGGCAGTCCACTACTCTTACTGGACGCCAGATCGCTAAACATATGGCTAGTAAAGTAAATGAAATCATAACTGGCGATTATAATCACATAGGAAAGGCAGTAATATATGGTGACACTGATAGTTGTTATTTTAGTGCTTATAGCACTCTACAGAAGGACATTGAAAAAGGTACCATCCCCTGGACAAAAGAAACAGTAATACAACTGTATGACACAATTGGAGATGAAGTTAACACTACATTTCCACAGTTCATGCTAGATGCATTTCATGTACCTAAGTCGCGTGGAGAAGTTATTAAAGCTGGACGTGAAATTGTTGGCTCTAAGAGTTTGTTTATTACTAAGAAACGTTATGCAGTTCTTTACTATGATAAAGAAGGTAAACGTACAGACGTAGAAGGCAAGCCTGGTAAGATTAAAGCTATGGGCTTGGACCTAAAGCGTAGTGATACTCCTGAATTTATTCAAAATTTCTTAAGCGATGTTCTTGAAATGGTGCTAATGGGTAAACCTGAACAAGAAGTTCTAGATCACATTAGTGAATTCCGTATCAAGTTTAAAGCTCGTCCGGGTTGGGAAAAAGGTTCGCCTAAACGTGCTAACAAGATTACTGAATATCAAGGTAAAGAAGCCAAAGCAGGTAAAGCAAATATGCCTGGCCATGTTCGTGCAAGTATTAATTGGAATACCCTCAAGCGTATGTACAATGACAAATACTCTATGAGTATTACAGACGGCGCCAAAGTTATTGTATGTAAACTCAAACCTAATCCGCTAGGCTTTACTAGTGTTGCATATCCAGTTGATGAACTACGTTTACCACAATGGTTTAAGGATCTTCCTTTTGATCATGCAGAAATGGAGCAGACTATTATCGATAACAAATTAGATAACTTAATCGGTGTTCTAAAATGGGACGTTGCTAGTACTGAAGAGAAAAATACATTTAATAGCCTATTCGAGTTTTAATATGAAAATTATAATTGCAGGTTACGGATTTGTTGGCAAGGCTGTTGCCAGTGCCATTGATCAAACAAACACAGTATATATTGTTGATCCAAAAATAAGTGAACAAACAGTAAAAGATTATCCAGATGCCGATGGAGTTATTATCTGTGTCGGTACTCCTATGACGTCGATAGGTGATTGCGATGTAAGTCAAATATATCAAGTAATGGATACAGTTCCTGAAACAATGCCTGTATTAATTAAATGTACAGTACGTCCAGATTACCTAAATAGACTACTAGTAAATTATCCCAAACATAGTATTGCCTATAGCCCAGAGTTCTTACGTGCTGTAAGTGCTAACGAAGACTTTGCTAATCAGGAATACATGATTTTAGGTGGTGATAATCCTGGAAATATTTGGAGAGAATTATTCATTGTTTCTCTCAAAAACCTAAATAAGATTGAACATTGCACACTGACAGAAGCGGCTATGGTAAAATATGCCACTAATTGTTTCCTAAGTGTCAAAGTAGCGT